CTAAAGTACCAACTGCTGTGTTATCTTCTGCTGTAGTTTGTGCCTGTAAAGCACCTTTTCCGATTGCTACGTTCTCATCTCCTGTGGTGTTCGCTCCTAAAGCACCATAGCCAAATGCTGTGTTATCTGATGCTGTAGTATTTGCATCTAATGCAGTATGTCCTACAGCCGTGTTTTGACCACCTGTGGTATTTGCTCCTAAAACATTATAACCGACTGCGACAAGGTTTCCCCCTGTGGTGTTAGCGTCTAGTGAATACGCACCGATTGAAACATTTTCTGATGCATTTGATAAAGTTAGAGCATCTCTACCAATAGCTACGTTATTTGTGGCTGTGGTTAAAGCACCAAGAGTTCCTGCACCAATTCCTACGTTATGGTCTCCTGTTGTGTTTGCATCAAGAGAACTTGTACCTATTGCAGTATTGTTAGAAGCTGTGGTGACTGATAATAAAGCATCCCTACCAATTGCTGTGTTATATTCTCCTGTAGTGGTTGCATCTCCCGCTTGATAACCTATAAATGTATTACTACCACCCGTTGTTACACTTTGTCCTGAATAAGTACCCATAGCTACATTACGTGTTCCTGTAGTAAGGTCTAACAAAGATGACCTTCCAACTGCTGTGTTTTCTCCACCTGTGGTAGCAGCAGTTAATGCACCATATCCCATAGCTGTATTACTAGCTGCTGTCGTGTTTGCTGCTAAAGCACTAGAGCCGACTGCCACGTTAAGAGTTCCAGTTGTGTTTGCTAATAAAGCATTATGTCCAACTGCTACGTTGTTTGAAGCAGTCGTATTTGCACCAAGAGCACCTGTTCCAACTGCGACATTGTCCCCACCAGTTGTATTTGCATCAAGTGAACTTGCTCCAATTGCAATATTTTGTTGTCCTGTGGAGTTTACTCCAAGAGCATTATAACCTATACCTACGTTATAACTTGCTGTTGTGTTTGAATCTAATGCTGCAAAACCAATAGCTATATTGCCGTCACCAGAAGTTAAAGCTGCAAATACATCAACACCTAATCCAACATTATAATTAGCAGCATCAATAGTTCCCGTAGCATTATCGCCAAGCATAATTGAAGAAGTACCAAACGCTTTGTAATTTACTGCTGAACCATTAATAGTTAATGCGTCTGTTTCTGTAGTTCCGTCTACGTCTATAGAACCAGCTAAGTCTATATCCCCACCTATAGTTACATCATCTGTAACTGTTAAATCGTCTTGTACTTTTAAATCTACAGCAGAAATACTAGCTAGTGCATCTACCATAGCACCACCAGCACCAGCACCATCAGCATAAATAATTTTAGTATCACCAGCAGGTATCGTTATATTTGCACCTGTGCCTTGACTTATAACTAAGTTTTGCGAACCTGTAGTAGCGTTTTCTATAAACCATAGTTTAGATACTGTGTTTGGTCCAATAGTTACAGTACAGGCAGAATCTAATGCACCTGTGTATTTAAGAAACATCGATCTTCCAGGATCGGTAGCACCGTCAGCTATAGTAGTAGTATGCGTATCAGCATTAGTTGTTATAGCTTCTGTGCCATAACTAAACGCTTCTGCAATTAATTCTAAGTTTGTATTTGTAGTCGTACCCCAAGTTCCTGACGCATCACCTGTCGCCATCTCGTTGAGTCTTAGGTCATTTACGTATGTACTAGCCATTTATTTTCCTCCGTACTGAATCGATTATAATATGTTTTTCCCGAATTGTTAAGCAACTTCTTCCCAATTAGGTGTTTGGGAATCTGAAACTGCTGTCCAATCAGGTGTTTGTGAATCGTCAACTCTGCCCCAAACAAGAACTTGTGATGTGGCTGCTGTGGCTGCTACTCCTGTTAAAGTTATGTTTGCTTTGGCTACTGTTGTTACTGTTCCTAATGCACTTGTAACAGATTGTCCTGTTAAAGTAATCTGGAGATTGTGGTGAACTGTGACGCTTCCTACACTAGCTGTGCTTGCTCCTAAAGTTACAGGTACATTCGCCTCACCATCTACATCAACTGATACAGAACCTAATGTAGCTACTATACTCGGAAGAGTCGCAACAGCTTGTCCGTTTACACCTACACCAGATACCGCACCTGTAGCCGATTGACCTGTAGGTGTTACATTAGCTTCTGCATCTATAGATACTGTGCCTAAAGCACTTGTAGAAGATTGCCCAGATGGTGTTACATTAGCTTCTGCATCTGTAGTTAAAGATCCTACTGCGCTAGTGCCTACTTGTCCTGTGGGAGTTACATTTGCCTCTCCATCAATAGATACAGATCCAACAGCAGACGTTCCAGTTTGACCTGTGGGTGTTACATTAGCTTCACAATCAAAAGTTAATGCACCTACTGCTCCAGTGCCTGCTTGTCCAGTAGGAACTACATTAACTTCAACTACTATACTTACAGAGCCTAACGCAGAAGTAGCAACTAAAGTTGAAAGTGTTTGATTAGCTTCTGCGTCTACACTTACAGTTCCTAAAGCAGAAGTTCCAGCTACACCAGATATAGTGAAGCTTATTGGTACAGATGCTGGCTGACCCCAAGGACCAGACCCCCATGTGGATCGACCCCAACCAGCCATTAATTTATGCTATTCTTATAATAGCTGTGCTTGCTGCTGCAGCAGGGAAAACTATAGTAAAATCTCCAGCTGTAGAAGTTTTATCTCCACCAAAATCTATTGTAGCTACAGAAGGATCACCTGATGCTGTGTCGTTGTATATTAAACAACCTCTAGCAGTTACTGTTGCTGTTCCAAAAGTTAAATCAGCAAAGTCTGTGAATCCTGTAGTTCCACCACTTGTTGGGTTAACATTAGTTAATGCAGCACCACCTGCTGTGTAGTTAGTTCCTGTAACTTGGTTCGTTGTTGTGTATGCTGTTGTTGTAGCACCCATTGTCGCTGAACTTGTGTATAAAGCTAGTTTGAAACTATTTCCACCTGAAGATTTAAAGTTATGAGTAGCTTCTAGCAACTCTTTTTTAAAACTGGTTGTTAATGTAGATGTGATTGCCATTATTTTAACTCCTTTAGTATGTTTGCTAAATCGTTATCACCTTGAGAAATTAACATGTTACGCATTGTACAGCGTTCACTATTAATTGCTTCTTTGATATAATAAAGTATTGTGGAATAAATCGCAAGTCTATATTCTTCTGCTTGTTGTCTTATGTGTGGTTCTGCCTTATCAGATATACCACAAATTCTAGCTGTGCATTTTTCTGCCCAAAACTCAGGAGTATGCCCTTTATACTCGCTGGTTGCTACCTCAATCAAACCTAATGTTCCATTTGTTTCTTGATCAATCACAATTATCTCCTATTTTCTAGTTCCATCAAACACACAAACAAAATACAAATTGTTTTCTGAATTGTTAATAACTTGGTGAAACTTTCCGTCTTCTATTAAAACCACATCTCCCTCAGAAACAGAAAAAACTTTTTCATCAATTTTCATCTCACCTGTACCTTTAACGAAACTATAGACCTCTTCTTGTCCTGCATGACTATGACCAGAAGTTGATTTTCCAGGTTTTAAATCTGTGCTGCTTAACACAAGATTTATTAATGCACAATTATCTTTAACTGTGTACCTTTCATCTTTTTTTACTATTTCTCCGCCAACATCAAATACGTTTACTTTCACTTCAATATCTTTTTGCTTCTGGTGGGGTGTTTACAGTAGGAATAAGTTCCGCTTCTTCTCTTCTTCTTTTTTCCATTTCCGCACTATATTCATTAAACCCCATTGTAAAAAATTCATCTTCGTCTTCATCAATCAAAACTAAAGTTGGGTTATCTAGTCTGTGATATCCATAAATTTTTTCTTGTATAGGAACATCCGTGTCCAACAAACCAGATCTAGGAGCAACACTAACAACCATACCATTCTCTATACACTTAGCTAACCAATACTCAACACAAGATCTGCCAGCTTCTGCAAAATGCAAGTTACCTTTATATGTAAAATCTATACCATACAGTTCTAATCTAGCTACTTTGTTATACAAAGCAAAAGCTATAGCGAAAGGCACAGTGTTGTTAAGATAAGAACATCTAGTTGCTTTAACTACTTCAGTTATAGGAAACTCTATTAATCCAGGACAACGTTCATCTAACTCACACGTATATATTGGTCCAGGATGATTAAGGACTAGATCTCTCATAATACCTGTTTGACTGCCTGCTGCATCAGAATCTAAAAACCTAGAAGCAGGGTCTAACATGAATATTCTATCACATTTCGTAATCCCACCCATAGCATTTATACCCCAAACTTCATCCCAAGTTTTACTGTGTGATTTAGCTAAATGAAAATCTAACTGACTTTCACCCATAGCAACTAGAGCAACACTCGCTCCTTCTAAAGATTCTATACGAGTCATGCTTGTGGTTCTCTTCTGATTTCTCCGTATCTGTACTGATCTCTTGTTGATTTAGCTTCACCAAGATTTTTAAGGAGCACTAAAGACTCTTGGAATTTCTGCTCATAAACAGGTAATGCTTCATAATTTTTTAAATACATACATGCCTCAGATAAACAACCATACAACATCGCATTGATTGCGTTTGTAGACAACCACGTTGTGTCCGTTCCTGATGTTGATGTTAACGAAGCAGGTCTATAAAAATAATGTAGTTCGAATGTGTAGTTTGAGTTAGGTGTTGGAGCAAGAATAAATGTATTGTTATCAAATTCAGCATAATATTTAGTTTGTCCTGTTGTGGCAGAAGCTGGTGTGTAGTCCCTAATGAACGATGGATGTTTAAGTAATAAATAATTATAATTGTTACTGCTGTCGATAAGTGCTAAACTAAAAGAAGATAAGTAGTCTGAAGGTGCGGTTAAGTACGTGTTGCTAGAAGCTGCACTTCCTGTTACATTCTTTTTAAACACATCTAATTGCACACTTTTAAGTATTTTTTCTTCTGTTGCTTTTATAAAGTTAGGTATGTTCGTGACGAGAGACGATTCACTGCTTTCAAGATAATCTTGAATCGCAGTTGTTAGTGTTGTGTTAGTCCAACTCATGATGTTGTTATAGAAACCTCCCCTATTTCTCCTGTTGCTTTTTGTCCAGAAAAACTAGACCCTATTGTATTACTTGTTAAAGCATACATCGTTGGTGAACTCACACCTTCAGAGTTTTTAGGGTTGCCTACTTTAACGATACCTAAACTAATCGTAGACTTAACATCTGGTCTTGGGTTGAGCAATGCTTCAGGATCTGCTGTTTTTCTATTACGTTCTAGTTGTGGGTGTTTGGGGTCATACATGTCTGGTCCAACTAAAAGACCATCCCATGTTTTTTTCATTTCATTTAACTTATACCTAAAGCCACTTATGTCGCAAATACCATAAGCATGTTTACCACTAGAATATGCCATCAGTACCTCACTCTTGGTGTTAGATGAATACTCGCTCTATCTCTGTCTTCATCTGCTGCTCGACCAAATGCTTCTTCATACTCAACTTTAAGTATTGCTGCTTTCTGTGGATTTCTTTTTAAAGCAATTTGGAAAGCAAGTCCTGCTGTCATACAAGGTATAAATCTGCTTGGCACTTCTTGATCTTCTGCAGAAGCTGTCACGTCGTCTATACGCTGTATTCTGTAACTTATAAATTTGTATGTTGTAACATTATCAGGGGTTGGAAAGAGTTTAAGCACAGGTGTCTCTTTTCTATCAATGTAGTATTGAGATGGTCTTCCTGTAGCAACTTTGTCAGGAATCCCTAAATACTCAGACCGACTTATTCTTTCAATAGATATATCACTGTATGTTGTGCTTGACGTACTGTCATAAACTCTAACAATAGCCTCAAGCACATCTACATCATAAGCGTTCAGTGTGTATGAAGATGTGCCTGAAGTAAGGTCTAGGGAGACCTGTTCAACTGTCCAAAGATTGATACCTCTATTCGCCCAATCAGAGAACATAATGTTAAGAGATCTTCTGGCTGTAGCAGCATCGTAACCTGTTCGCAGTTCCAAACCAGCTAGTTCGTATGCTTCTTCGATTACTTCTGCTGTGTCTAAACTAAAAGTCTTAGTTCCAGAAGTTGCCATAATTAATACTCTTTTATGACTGTTAGCACGATGACATATGAGTCACCACTTGCATGTCCTGTTGTTGTTAATTTTATGTCCCCAGTTTTGCCACTAGCTGCAGCAGTGTTCTGAAGACCACCAAATTCTGTGAAATCTAACTGTTCACTAAATCCTGAATTTAAATCAAGACATATTGTATTTGTGCTTGCATTCCAAAGAAGTTTAGCACTCATACCAAAAGTTGTGTAAGACACTTTAGCAAGTTTACATCCTGTACATGCTGTACCATCTGTACTTCTTGCAGCAAGTGCACTTACATCAACTTTAGTGACAGCAGACTCACCTGTTCCATCTGAAGTGTTAGTCAACTGTATAACAGCTTGTCTATCGTTATCAGAAATGGTTGTTGAGGTTACTGCGTCTGCCATTATTTACTCCTATTATGCGTCAGCGAACATAGTTACTAAGGTTCCTGAACCTAAAACTATGCCTTCAACAGCATACTTGGCAGAAGCCATAGCAGTTACTTTTACTATACTGCCAACTAGTCCACCTTTAGTCGTGCCATTCATGGTTATTACATCATTTGATGCACCAGATATAAAAGTTTTACCTGTAGCATCATTCACACCTGTGTATAAACCACCAACGAATTTATCTGTTCCGTCAGTTAGGATATCCATATCTGTAGCTGCAGTTTCAACCACAAAGAAAAAACTAGCACCTAAGTTATTAAGCTGATTAGGGTCTTCGTCTTGTCCTGGTGCTGTAGCTACAATACTAGGAAGTGTAAACTTACCATCTGCATCATTACATGTTAAAATTTTACCTGCGTGTGCAGCAACAGTTAGACTAGTGTCTGCTGTTAAGCTAACAACTGCAGCGTTACCTGCTGAAATAAACCCAGCTAGAGATTTAACTGGACCTGAAAATGTCGATTTTGCCATAATTTCCTCCTTTGGAAATAAGTTCTATAGTCTCGGCTCGTCTGCTAGGTCAGTCTATAGAACAGTTAATATATCCTAGACTTTTATTCTATACCTATTGTCGAAAAAAAGAAAGGGAAGCCGAAGCTTCCCTTTACTCTGTTCAAACGATTATTTACGCTCCAGGGGATCCGTAAATACCACGCCAGTCACTAAAACCAAAAGAATATCTTTCTCTTGCTTTGTAACGCATGTTACCAGTCTCGAAGTCGCCTTCCATTCCAGTAGACATTGCTGCCCTTACAAAATGTTTTAGTCCATTAGGTGCGTCAGTTTTTACAAAAAACGCATCTGTATCAGTTAAAAAGTGATTAACTGTGTACCCTTCAGGAAGCATGCTCATGTTTCTGATAGCGTTTATATCGTTATCAGAAGTTGATACTCTTCCAGGAGTGTTTAACAGTCTATCAGCTATAAACTGAAGTGCTGGGGGAACGATTAACTTTCTAGCCTGAACGTTAGTTTTTAAACCACGCTCATCTTTAAATCCAGCAATATCAATCATTGCATTTTCTAAAGAAGTTTCGTTCAAATCAGCAGCTGTGCTTGGCTCATTAGCTTGATCTCCAGCTGTCAAGGTTGGGTGGTCAGTTGCGAACAACTCTTTACCATCCCCTCCTGGAAAACTAGATGAGAAACCATTATTAAGAACATTTGCAGCTTTTACTTGCTTAGTTTGGCTCATTGACCTCGCTAATGCTTTAGTATATCTAGCTGAAAGGCTGTCATAAAGGTTGTCTTCTATAGCTTCTTCAGTTAAAGCAAAAGCTAATGCTACAGTTTCGTGGGAGTACCTTGCTGTGTAAGTTTCTTGCGCATAGTCGTATGAGACTGATGAACCTTCTCCTTTCACAGGTGCTTCCCCGAAACCTGATAACATAACTTCTTCTTCAAACGCTCTGTCTGAATTTTCTGTATCAAAAATTTCAGCATGTTCGTTTTCGTATCTGCTATATTCAAGTCCAAAAAGAGCGTTTAATCCAGGCTCTAGTTCTTGCACTAATTGTGCTCTATTAATTGCCATTGTTAATTACCCCTTATGAATTACCGAACACAGAAGCTGGGAACGTCACATACACTCTAGCGTATTGCCCAATAGAATTTGATGGTTTGTCGGGAAAACCTACTACTGTCGCAATACCACTAGAAGTTGTGGTTGTCACACCTTCTTTTGATCGACCTGTTGCTGTATCACCTGCAGTTGTCGAAATAGTGTTTGTTGTACCGATTGATGCTTGTGTTGGAGTCCCAGTTGACTGAGCCTCGTATACAATATCAGGATCGACATAAACAAACGCTTTCGCATTTGCAGAACCTAGTGTCGCAGTATCAGCTGTCCACATCTTCGCAAAGATGATTTCACCTGTAGTTGCTGTGTATTCTACTCCGTAAAATACGCCCAATGGTGTACCTGTTGCAGTACCCTGTATAACCAAACCACTTGAGAGATTAACTACATCGCCCGAAAAAATCGAAGCATTTGTAGCACTTGCTATCGCAAACTCTTGAGGTCTGATTGTACCACCAGACATATGATATGCGGGAGTAAAACCATCTGGATCATTTACATTTGCCATATTGTTTTACCTTATAAAATATGTTGTTAAAATTTCTTAGTTTTACCTAAGATCCTCTTCCGAAAGTAACCTTCGTGTTTCTATTAGGTCTACTAATAGGCATACTTGGATCGCTTTCTCTCATTAAATCTGTGTCAACAGCACGCATTGCGTCTGCGGTGAGACTATCGAAATAATCTTTCCGTTCATTTACTGTTTCCTCAGGTATTCTTGCCAGGATCAATCCACCTACTCCGATCACACCAGCATGTACTCCATCTTGTATCGTTGGTGCTTCAAAATCTGGGAACTCTTCCGCACGTACAGGTTCAAAACCTTCACGTAGACGTTTAGACATATTAGTCTTATCGTCTTGTCCGAGTATAGATTCTCTAATCCAACGATGCTTAAAACCTGGAGGTGCAGGTGGTGCATCTAAAGCAGAGGGTGGTGCCCATGGTGTTTTGCGAGTTTGTTTATCTCGTGCTTGTGCAGATCGAGGAGATCGATCCGTAGCAACAGATTCATCTACTTGTTTGTTTGTATCTTTTTCTGTCATTTTTTACTCCTTATTGTGTTTTAACATATTTAGCATACTCTTCAAGAGGCACACCGAGTTTTTTTGCTATTGCTACTTGACTCTGTGTGAGTTTTACAGTCTTACTGCGTGCATTTTTATTTCTTGCTTGTCTTGTTGGACTCGCTACTCTCTGCACGGGAGAGTCGGAAACTTGTTCTCGATCTTCATTATAGGTGTTAATTCCAAATTTGGAAAGCCTGTTATCTAATTCTGTGTAATACTGATCAGTTTTACCATCATAACCTTCTTCCATAAGTTCCCTGTGTACACCGAATGCAGCAAAAGTTAATCCTTGGTCTTGACCAAACCATGGATTTTTTTGTGCCCATTCCTGTGCTTTTGGATCAGGTTCTGCTGGTACAGTATTCGCCTGTTGCTCTGCTGCGTTAGGAAGCGTTGGTGCTTCTTCCGTAGGATTTTCAGACGACCTTTTTCTTTGCTCTGTAACACGACGTAAACTTTCTGCTTCTACCGACAAACGAGCAAGTTTCTCATTTGCTGAAACTATTGCATCTGTGTCGCCACGATCAAAAGCATCTTTGTATTCTGCTTTAGCAGAGTCTAGTTCTGTGTTAATTCTGTTATCATACTCAGAGAACATAGCTGTGTTTGCAGAGTCGGCTTTCTTTTTAAGAGTCTCATTTTCTTTTTGAACTTTTTGAGCCCATGAAAGTGCTTCCTCATTCTGTCTTTCTGTTTCTCTAAGTTTGTAGGTTAGCTTGTTTATTCTTTTCTGAACAGAATCACTATATTCTTCTTGTTCAGATTTTTCCTCAGGTTTATCACCTTCAGCTTCTACAATTTCTATCTCATTTTCTTTTTCTTGATTCTCTTTTTCTTCAGCAGGAAGTTCAATTTCTACTGCTTCTTCTACGGCAAGATTTTCTTCTTGTTGCATGGTTTCCTCCATGTTGGTTATTAATAATCAACTGCTTCAGGGTCTGGTATTCTGGCTAATATCTCGTCGTCATTTAAAAGACGAAGTTCTCCTCCGTCAATTTTAAAACGAGCACCAGCATACCTGCCGAAAAGCACCCATTCTCCCTCTTTACACCAAGCACCCTCAGGAAACTTTACAGCATCCTTATAGGCATCTGGTCCAAGAGAAATAACATATCCTACAACTGAGGATACTGTGTCTCTTTCAATCGTTTCAGAAACTAATTGAATTCCACCATCAGTTACAGCAGATCTACCTCTTGGTAGTATCAGTACTCTGTATCCTGTTGGTTGTGGTAAAATATCTCTCTGAGAAGCAACTTCTTCTACGGATTTTTCTTCTACGATCTCTTCCTCAGTTTCTGTTGCTTTATCAAAATTCATGACAACGTCTGGTACAACATTTTTATCAGTCATCTATTTCTTTCTCCATATTTTTTTGCAGGTCAAGTATTTCTTGTTCGGCAGAGCGAAGACCTGATATCTCTCCGACGACGCGTTGGTATTGCTCAAAATTAGCAACACCTCCCGATGCGAGTGTTTCTTCTAAAGCAGCACAGCGTTCTCTGTACTTTTTCAGCAGGTACTCGACGACCTTTATATAATCCATTAATCAGAACTGTGAAAATTTAAACCTTTAGTAGCAGCACCAGTGCCTCTAGTCTTCACAACTTTTTTCTCTGAATGAAGACCACCATGCCCATACTCTTTGTACATGCCTCCCTCTTTCATTCCCCTAAGTTTTTTAAAGTCTTCACCTTCAAGAACTTTAGGGTCACCAGCCATCTTTGCTATCTTTTTCTGTTTTTTGGAATATTTTCCGTACTTACCTTTTGGCATATTTTTCTCCTAACGATATTTAGTTTTCTTCCTACGATCAGGCATTACTGCACCACAGCCTCTGTGAAATAATCCACCTTCAGCCATTTTAGCAGTTTTTGCTGCATCTTCGAAATCTTTTTCACTTGGTGCTCCTTTAGCACCTTTCGGTCTCATAGTTTCTCCTGAACCAGCTTTAATTCTTTTTCTTTTTGCATGTATGTTGTCATACAGTCCTCGTTTTTTACCCATTATTCACTATCCTCCTCTGCGTCTTTTACTTGTTTTAATATTTCACCATACGATTTCTGAGATTTGAGCTCAGCATCCATTGCGTCTTTCTCACGAGAAGCTGCAATTTTCTGTTGGGCAATGTCTTCACTTTTTTCTGCTTTTGCTAAAGAAGTTTGTGCGTCCATTTCTGCCTTAGTTAATTCAGTTTGAGCACGTAATTGATCAGCTTGTGCTTTTCTTTGTATTTCCATACCTTGCAGTTCTAGCTGTTTATTGGCTAAATCTATTTGAGGTTGCTGCTGGGCAATTTGTTGTGCTTCTATTAACGCTTGTTCTTGTCCTGTTATTTGTTGTGTTGCTTCTGCTGCTAACATAGCAATTTGGTTTTGTATTTCCATCGGCACTGGTTGTCCTTCTGGTGGAAGTTCCATACCTTGCTCAGCTAAAATTTGCTGTACTTGTAATCTGTACTTCATCGCTTGATGCTCTTGTATGTGTGCCTGTAGTGCTTGCAACGCAGCAGGATTTTGCTGAACCATTGGGTTTTGCATAAACGCCATATGTGCTGCTATGTGAGCATCGTGGTTTTGCTCTAAAAATGCTTTTAAAGGTGTGCCCATGAGTGCGTCTTGATTTTCTTGCACTGGGTCTTTAGGAGACATGTCTTCTGGTGGCTCCAGTATTTCATCTATGTTTTGCACACCTAGCGCAGTGTACATTTTAAAATACGCTTCCCTTAAATTATGTAACTCAGGAGCACTTTGTGCTAACTGCAGTTGTGTTTGTGCTAACACAACACGTTGACTCATACTAAATATGTTTGGATCGCTTACAGGTAAAACGTCTACTTGCCCATCGAAATCTCTAGCATAGATTGTACGTGAGCCACCCACAACATCGTAAGGATACTCAGGTGGCAGAGATTCAGCAAAAACTCTTGCTAATAGTTTAAATTCTATCTTTTGAGCATAGTGTAGTCGTTTATGTATAGCTGACATTATTTTGCTACCACGTTCTAACATCGCGATAGTTGTACCTACAGGTGCTTCTTGCCCCATGTCCCCTATCTTCATGTCTGCTATATTAGCAAAACGTTGACCACCTTCTACGATAACAGCTAACAGCTGTGCTAGTACCCCACTCGGCTCTTTATAAGGTAGTGGCATGAGAGCATCCCGTATAGTGCCTCCTGGGACATCTACATCTCGCCACTCTCCTGGCTCTATAGGATTATCATCATCCCTAATTCGCATGCCTCTAGCTTTAAACCCAGCAGGCAAATTACTTAGCGTTCCTGCATCAACAAGCTGTCTTAGTATGGCTGTAGCTGATTTACTAAGTCCACCAATCATGTGTATGAGCCCAAAACCATAAAAACCTAGTCCTGGGAGGAACTTATAGTGAACAAAGTACTCTATTTTCTTCTTAAGAGGGTCATCTGGAGAGAAGTTTCTTCTTATAGAGAGTATCTGATTACTCTCTTTTACCATAGTTACTATGTATGGCAACGCTATTCCCGTCTCTTCACCATTTTCTGAGTCTTCAAAACCTTCTAAATCTAGGTCTACATGCATTTCGAGTACTGTATATGTCTCAGCAACTGAAGGTTTACTGACTCCAGTTATGTCATCTATCTTTGTTTTAACTCCAGACATGCTTTCCTC